AAATCAGAAAGAACAAAAATTTTAAAGTTAAAACTTAATAGTAACGAATATCGTTATTTTAGAACAGCATCAGGAAGAATGTAATGGCATTATCAACATATACAGAACTTAAATCATCAATAGCAAATTTCTTAAACAGATCAGATTTAACAACTGAGATACAAGATGATTTTATAAAACTTACTGAAGCTGATTTTAATGCTAAGCTACGTATAAGACAAATGGAACAGAATGATGATGTAACTATTAACGCAGAATTAGTTACTGTACCAACAGGTTTTATTGGTGCTAGATCATTTCATATATTATCAGGTGGTACTAAATATCATTTGGAATATATAACTCCAGGCAATTTATTCGAAATAAAAGGAGGTTCGACTTCAGGTATGCCTAGAACGTATACTATAGAGTCAGACAATGGTACTGAAAGTTTTAGATTCGCACCCCAACCTGATACGAGTTATACTGGTAAGCTACAATATTATAAAGCTTTTACTGCTTTGTCTGATAGCGATACCTCTAACTATATTTTGGCAAGTCACCCTTCTATCTATTTATATGGGTCGTTATATCATGCCAGTAATTTTATCGGTGGGATCGACCCTAACCAAACGCAACAATGGCTAGGTATGTATTCAGCATCTCTTGAGAGATGTGAGAATAATGATAAACAAGATTCATATGGTTCTGCACCTGTTGTTCAAAGAACAGATGTAAGTACAGATCTATCATTTTATAGGAGAAAATAATGCAGATACCTTTTGGTGAATGGTTACCTGATCAACCTGAACATGGTAAACAGGGAGCTAATGTAGCAACTAATGTATATTATGCATTAAACTCTTATAAAAGATTTCCTTCATTGGTAAGTTATAGCTCTAATAATATTGGAGCTGATGCTAGAGGTGGTGGATCATTTAGAGATAATTCAGGTAATGTATTTAATTTTGTTGCTAAGAATACAGATATATATCAATTAGCTTCAGGATCATTTACTTCTAGAAAAGGATCTCTTACAGGAACTAATACTGATTATTGGACATTTACACAATTTGGCAATCATATTATTGCAAGTAATGGTGTAGATGCACCTCAATATTATTTAATGGGAACATCAACTAATTTTGCTAATCTTTCAGCAATACAAACAGCAGGTACTGTTCCAACATTTAGAGTTTCAGGAGTTATAAGAGATTTCTTAGTAACAGGAAACCAACCAACAAATCAAAATAGAATACAATGGTCTGGAATCAATGATATTACTACTTGGTTATCAGGAACTAAACAAGCTGATCAACAAGATCTTCCAGGATCAGGTGGTGAAATTGTAGCTATAACATCAGGTGAGTATGGCTATGTATTTAGACAAAACCAAATTATTCGTATGGATTATGTTGGTGGAGCAACTGTATTTAGATTATCTGTAATATCTCCTAATAGAGGAGCTGTTTATGGTAAGACTGTAGCACAAGATAATAGACGAGTTTTCTTTTATGCTGATGATGGATTTTATGAAATAGCAGGTGATAACCTTATTTCAATAGGTGCTGAAAAAGTTAATAGATTTTTTGATCTAGATCTTAACAAAGCATTTTCTGATAGAATATGTGCAGCTGTAGATCCATTTAATCAACTGGTTATGTGGCTTTATCCTTCAGCTTCTAATACTACTAATACAACAGGTATTTGTGATAAACTTATTATCTACAACTATGCTACTAAAAAATGGTCATTAGCTGAGACTAATGCTAGTTTTATATTTAGTCAGTTTGTAGGTGCTTATACTGTAGAGCTTATGGACACTATATCTGAAAACTTAGAAAGTATAAATATTGCTTTAGATACTGACTTTTGGTCAGGTGGACAGAAGTTTTTAGGAGCTATAAATAACTCTTACAATGCTGCAATTTTTAGTGGAACTCAAAATGAATCTGAGATAGAGACTTCTGAAATAGAAGTATTTCCTGGACATAGAGCATCTATTACAGGAGTAAGACCAATTGTTGATGCTGAAGCTACAGTAACAGTTAAGACTAGAAATAGATTAGCAGATACTGAAACTGAATCAACATCAGCAACTATGACCTCTAGTGGTATTAATCCTGTTAGACAATCAGGAAGATATTTTAGAGCAAATGTTAAAGTACCAAGTGGTAAATTATTCAATCATGGACAAGGGATTGATATTACTGCTGTTAAAGCAGGGTTAAGATGACAGATAAAACAGATATTGATAACGTAAGATATAGTTTTGAAACACAAGAATTTTTCCAAAGACAAATTGAAGAAGCAATTAACACATTAATTAATGAAAAGAATACTGAAAATAACAAAGCATATGCTTGGTTTATAGGAGAATAGATGGCAGGTATAAAAGATTATAGCACAACAGCAGGTAATAATACATCCGTAGGAGGTGTGTCTATTGCAGAAGGTATGTTGCCTTCAAATATTAATAATGCATTTAGAGCTGTTACTGCTGATATGCGAGAATGGTACAATGATGCTCAATGGGTTATCTATGGTGATGGTGATGGTGCACATACATTTGCTTATGCAAGTGGCACATCATTTACAGTTAATGGTGCAAACGTAACTGCACATTATCATGCAGGACGTAGAGTTAAAGCAGTAGGTTCTTCTACTGGAACAATTTATGGTACAATATCTAGTACATCATTTTCATCAAATACAACAGTTAACGTAACATGGGATTCAGGTTCTTTATCAATTGAAACATTAGTTATTTATTTAGCTATATTAACTCAAACAAATAATTCATTACCAACAGATAGTATTGGTTCTTCTAATTTAAAAACTGATTCAGTTACAACAGCAAAAGTTACAGACGCAAATATTACTGCTGCTAAACTAGCAACTAATGCAGTAGAAGCTGCTAAGATCAATGCTTCAGCAGTTACTTCAGGCAAGATAGCTGCCGATGCAGTTACAGGAGCTAAGATTGCAGATGATGCTATTAATAGTGAACATTATACAGACGGATCTATTGATACTGCACATATTGCAGACTCACAAATTTCTACAGCTAAAATAGCTGATGATGCAGTTACTGCTGGTAAAATAGCAGATGCAGTTTTAGTTACAGCTTCAGAACATGCTGCACACACTCCTGACGAAGTTACAATATTAACAACAGCTGGTTCAGATGCTAGATACTTTAGACAAGATTCAAGCGAAACAATTGCATCAGGTGATACTTGGTCAGCTGGAGATACAAAAGTAGCAACAACAGCTGCTATTGATGCAAGAGTTATAGATTTAGTAGATGACGTTGGAGGATTTGTTCCAATAGCAAATGAAACAAGTTTTCCTAATGCTAACCCTGACGTAAATAATGGAGCAGGAACTATTGTTAGTATAGCCACTTTAGGTAGTACACATACAGCAAATGGTTCAGGTGTTGTATCTATATCCAATGGAACTGTAGGAAATTCTACAGTAACAATAAATGGTTGTGGAGCTGGTGCTTCTTTAACATCAGGTTTTGGAATTTTAGTAGAAACAACTACTACATTAAACACTTATACATTTCACAGATTAGTACCAAAAGCTACAGAAGTTACAACAGTAGCAGGTAAAGCTACTGAGATTGGTAGACTAGGAACTGCTGATGCAGTATCAGATTTGAACACTTTAGGTACAGCAGATGTTGTATCTGATATGAACACACTTGCAGCAGTAAGTGGATTAAATACTTTAGCTTCGAACTCAGCTAATGTAACAACAGTCGCTACTAATATTTCAGGAGTAAATAGTTTTGCAGAAAGATATAGAGTAGAATCATCTGCTCCATCAAGCAGTCTTAATGTTGGTGATCTTTATTTTGATACAACAGCTAATGAATTAAAAGTTTATAAATCATCAGGATGGGCAGCTGCTGGATCTACAGTAAATGGAACATCAGCTAGATTTAAATACACAGCTTCAGGTAGTCAAACTACATTTACAGGATCAGACGATAATGGAAATACACTTGCATATGATGCAGGATTTGTAGACGTTTATCTTAATGGTGTTAAATTAGTTAATGGTACAGACGTAACTGTCACTTCAGGTACATCTGTTGTATTAGCTTCAGGTGCTACAGCAAACGACATCGTAGACATCGTTGGATTTGGTACATTTAATGTTGCAGCGATTGCAGCTTCATCTATTACATCAGGCACATTAGCAGACGCAAGATTACCTACAACAATGGCATCTAAAACATTAACTGGTGCAACTGTTACAACAAATTATAATGGATTAACTGTTAATGGTGATGGCAGTTCTAATGCTGGTCAAATACAATTAAATTGCCATGCTAATACACATGGTGTTAAAATTAAGTCACCACCACATAGTGCTGCACAATCTTATACATTAACTTTACCATCAAGTATTACTAATGGTTATTATTTAAAAACAGATGGTTCAGGTAACTTATCTTTTGCAGAAGTACCTTCACCTACAGTACCAACTGTAGCAAATGTATCTCAAACAATTGCACCTGCAACAGCAACAACAATAAATATTACAGGAACAAACTTTAGTGGAATACCAATAGTACAATTTATTAAATCAGACACAGGTGCCATTACATCTTCTAATACAGTTAGTTTAACAAATGCTACAACATTATCTGTTAATGTTACTTTAGCATTAGGATCTTATTATGTTAGAATAGAATTAGAAAATGGTAGAGCTGCAAGAAGTACAAATGCAATATTAACTGCATCTACAGCTCCTTCTTTTAGTACAGGAGCAGGTTCATTAGGAACATTTGCAGGTAATTTTTCAGGAACATTGGCTACTATTTCAGCAAGTTCTGATAGTACGATTGCATTTGCAGAAACAACATCAGTTTTAAGTGGTGCAGGAGTAACATTAAATACTTCTACAGGTGCTTTGACAACATCAGATTTTGGTGCTAGTTCAACTACACCAACTACATATACGTTTACAATAAGAATTACTGACGCAGAAAGTCAAACTACAACAAGAGAATTTTCATTAACAAGCACTTTTGGTGCAACAGGTGGAGGACAATTTAACTAATGGCTAATACAAGATTAACAAGAACAGCAGGATCACCAACTTTAAATACCAAATATACAATATCGGTTTGGGTAAAAAGAGCTAGTTTAGGTGGTGACGATTTTATTATGGATGGTAGACAAGATGCAAATAATAGATTCAAACTTGCTTTTCAATCTGCTAATAAATTAGAAATTTGGAATAGTCATGGCGGAAGTGATACTTGGGTTAGAAATTCAAATAGAGTTTTTAGAGATACAAGTGGATGGTATCATATAGTGCTTGCGGTAGATACAACTGATTCAACTGCTCTTGACAGAGTAAAACTTTATATTAACGGAGTTAGAGAAACAAGTTTTGCCTCAACAACAAACCCATCACAAAATGATGCTAACAATGTAATTAATGAAAGTGGTGCTGGAGTACATATAGGAGATTATTCAGGAGGTAGTAATGCTTTTGATGGTTGTATGTCACATTTTCATTTTTGTGATGGCACAGCTTTAGCTCCAACAGTATTTGGAGAAACAGATAGTACAACTGGAGAATGGAAAATAAAAACTTCTCCTAGTTTTACACTTGGTAATAATGGTTTTACAATTCTAAAAGACGGAAACACAATCACAGATCAATCAACTAACTCTAACGATTTTTCATTAGCTAGTGGTACACTAACTAATACTGAAGATTGTCCTAGTAATGTTTTTGCTACAATAGATCAACAGTATTATATAAATAGAGCGCAAACAGTAACTTTAAGTAGTGGTAATACAAAAGTTGTATCATCAGGTAATAATTGGAAAAATTTTGTTTCAACTCTTACAATGGGTAGTGGAAAATATTACTGTGAATATAAAGTTGATGCTTGGAATGGTAGTAACTTACAGTATGTAGGTGTAGTTGCTGACTGGCTAAATTTAAACAAAAGTTCACATCCTGACAGTTTTGCTGGAAATGCCACAAATGGTATTGGTTATGGTATGAACGGAAATTATACTTATAATAACTCAGATACATCAGGTGGAGCAACTTATGCAGCTAATGATATTATTGGAGTTGCTTTAGATGCAACAAATTCAAAACTTTATTTTAGTAAAAATGGCTCATGGCAATTTTCAGGAGATCCATCAAATAATTCAGGTGGTATAAGTATAGCTGCTAACTTAAATTATTTCTTTGTCTTTGGTCACTATGGTTCACAAGGTGGATCATTTAACTTTGGCAACGGATTTTTTGGTACCACAGCAATATCTTCTGAAGGAACTAACGCATCAGGCATTGGTAAATTTGAATATGATGTACCAACTGGTTTTGCAGCTTTATCAACGAAAGGATTAAATAACTAACATGGCATTTACAAATATAAATAAAAGCTCAGATTACTTTAGTGCTAACCTTTATACAGGTAATGGTGGTAATCAAACTATTACAGGTGTAAATCATCAACCTGATATGGTATGGTTTAAATCTAGAGATGCTGGTAATTCTCATGCTCTTGTAGATATTGTAAGAGGAACTACAAAAGTTTTATATCCTGATACTAATTCTGCTGAACAAACTATATCTGCTCAAACTTTTAATAGTGATGGTTTTGCTTTAGTTCAAGATAGTGGAGCTAATTCTATTAACTCTAATGGAAGTACAAAAGTTGCATGGAGTTGGAAAGCTGGTGCTGGTCAAGGCTCATCAAACACAGACGGAAGCATAAATACAACATACACATCAGTTAACACTACTGCTGGATTTTCAATATCTAAATATACAGGCACAGGTTCAAACGCAACTGTAGGTCATGGGTTAGGTGCTGTTCCAAAAGTAGTTTTAGTTAAAGGACTTGGTCATACATCTCAATGGTATATGTATCATATTGGAACAGGTGCAGGCAAAGTAATGTTATTAGATAATGCTGCAGCTCAAACAACAGATACAACTAGTTGGCAAAATACAACACCAACTTCATCAGTATTTTCAATAGGTAATGATGGTGGAACCAATGGTAGTAGTAACACTTATGTAGCTTATTGTTTTGCAGAAAAACCTGGATTTTTTTCTGCTGGATCTTATAAAGGAGGAGGTAATGCTGATGGCAGTTTTGTACAAACAAATTTTAGACCTGGTTTAGTTATAGTTAAAAATTATGAAACTACAGACCAATATCAAATGTTTGATAGCAAAAGAGGTATAAATGGTGCTATGGGTTTTAGTTATCCTGATAGTCATGAAGCAGAAACAGCAACAGTACCAATGGATATATATTCAAATGGTTTTAAATTTAGAGATACAAGTCAAGCAAGAAATGGAACTAATTATGATTTTATTTATATGGCTTGGGCAGAAGCACCAATAGTAGGAAGTAATAACGTACCATGTACAGCAAGGTAATTAAATTATGACAAAAGCAAGAGATCTAGCAAACTTTGTATCAGGAACTAATAGTGCAATCACTACTACACAGATAGATGATGATGCAATAACTAATGCTAAGATAGCAAACGAATCCATTACAATTAATGGTGGTGCTGTTGCATTAGGTGGATCTATTACTATACAAGGTGAAACAAGACCAACATTCTCATCTGTTACTCCATCTGTAATTGAAAATACACAAACATCTGTTACAATAGCAGGAACTAATTTTGTTACTGTACCTTTGGTTACAGCAATACATGCTACAACTGGTGCATTAATAGTAGCAGACGAAGTTTCATTTACTTCAGCTACAGCTATTGTAGCTAAATTTACAATCTCTGTTGATGGTACTTATAAATTATATATTGAAAACCCTGATGGTAATGCTGTTCAATCAGGTACAGTTTTAACAGTTTCAGATGCTCCTGCTTGGACTACTTCTGCTGGATCACTTGGAAGTAACGCAGCAGGAAGCTCAGTTTCATATACAGTAGCTGCAACTAATGCTACTAGCTTTGCAGTACAATCAGGTTCTTTACCAGGAAGTGTATCTTTAAATACTTCTACTGGTGCAATTACAGGAACTGAAAGTGGAGCAACATCAGAAACAACTTACAGCTTTACAATTAGAGCTACTGATGCTCAAGGTCAAACAGCAGACAGAGCTTTCAGTATAACAATAACAGTAGGAATTAATAACTCAGGACAATTTAACTAGGATAATATTATGGCTTCAACAAAATTATCAAGAACAGCAGGAACACCAACAAGTAACAAAAAATTTACTATAT